CAGTAGATGATTTAGGTTCTTCTTTTGGTTCTTCTATTTCTTTAGTTTCTAATTTTAATTTACTTTTTAATTTATCTGGTAATGGTAATGAGTCAATTATACCATTATATAAACTTTTTATGGCATTAATAAAACTATCACCTAATTTAGCAAATGTAGCTTTAACTGTTTTCCAGGCATTTGCTATCAAGTTCATATCACCTGTTACAAGACCTACGACTAAATCTTTTATGAATATAACACTAGCTAATAATCCACCTAAAAATATTATTTAAACCTGCTACAGCAACACCTAAAGCACCGCCTATTGTGGCCAAACCAGTTTTTACTACCATGTCAAGTAATCCAAATACTATATCTGTAACTGGTTTTAATATTTCAAATGTTTTTTTAAGACCATCAATTAGAGGAGCTAAAGCTTTCGCTAACTCATCTGAATATTGTACAATTAAAAATAAGGCACCAACAATAGCTCCAACAGGACCTAATGGCGCTAATAAAGGAGCTAATCTAGTAATAACCCTGCTAAACCGGTCAATCGACCTAATGATCCTAATAATACTGAAAATTGGTTTTACTATCTTGCTTAAAATACCTTTTTGCCTTTTTTCATTAAAGGTTGTATTCCCATACCTGCTAAGAAACCACCACCAGCACCAATATCAAAACCACCTTCATCTTCTTTTGAGTCCATCACCTGAACCACCTACACCTGCTGTTAATCCTAATTTAGATTTTCTTTCTTTTTCCAATTCAGCCGCTTGATCTTTTTCTCGTCTTGCTTTTGCTTTATCAAAATTTAAAGTGTCAGCTAACAGTTTAGCAACTTTAGTTAAACCTTTATATTGTCTTAATGATATTTCTTTTATGTCTTCTAATACTTGTATTGTATCACCTGACATACCATTAGCAACTGAACCTGCACCACCAGCAATAGCACCACCAACCATTTGTTGTTGTGTTTGTATTACTTTAATTGCTCCTGATGGTAATACTAATTCAGCCATTATTTTTTACTTTTACTCGAACCTGTGTATAGACCAAACCAGGCAGCGCCAGCACCAACAACGATACTGATTAACCCACTCTGTTCCATAGTTGGTGAACCTAAGTTCATATACCATATTACACACTTATATAATAAGACTATGTAAACAGTTAAGAACAATCTAGGGAATATTCTCCAAGCGTCAATAGCTCTTGCCATATGTATTAATTTTGCGTATGGGTTAACACCTAAATCTTTAATAGATGTATCAACTTCTAAATCAACACTTATTCTTTGTTTAGGCTCTACAACCTTTATATTTTCTTTTTTACTTTATCTATTTCCATTATTTCCCGGCCGCCTCTCTCTGTCTTTTTCGTTTTCTTCTTTTATATACTTCGTTAGTAGAGTAACATATACCTCCCTCCTCCCAAAGGCACCATATTCTCTAACTCCTGTTAAAAGAATATTTTATGATGTTGCATCAAAGCAAAATTTACACTAAAAATAGTTTTTCTAAACTATCGTGTGAGAGGGCTATCCGAAAAAAATCGGTCAGTCCTTGTAATGTTACGTTACTTTTCACCTTTGTTTTAGGGTTTTCAACTTCAACTTCATGTATCAGTTTAGGCATAGTGTTATAAAAATCTTGTACTTTAACAAAAGTCTTTGAATCTAAAGACTCAATAAATTTGTCTAGTTCGTCTTTTTATAGTCACTAGCATTATAAACCTTTTCACCTTCATAAATTTGAAAAACCGAATTGCCTATGATGTCGAACAATACATCTGTTTTACACCCTTACTAAAGTCAGTAGTAGGATCAACAGAATTTAAAGTAGGATATTTTAGTATCATACCTATTTTCTTGTCTTCATCTATTATAATATTATTCGTATGTTTATCATCTACTTGAACCTCAACTTTTGATAAATCAATCTCTATATCAGCATAAGTTTCTTTGTCATCTGGACATAAAACTTTTAGTTTTGCTATCTCACCTACTGATTTAGCTCTTATCTGTAAAAACACATATTCTAAATCAAACGTTGGTAAATCATCAACATTCAGTGTGCCAAATGTACAGGCACTTACAATATCTTTTAAAGCATTCACAATTTGTTTTTGTTCTTGTGACTCTAATGCTTGAAGTAATACTTTTTCCTCTTTTACGAGAAAGGGCCTGAATTTAACCTTAACGTCTGCTGATGGCAAAGTCAATTCATATGATTGTGTTTCAATTACTGGTAATGCCATTATGTTCTCCTTTTGTATTAATTATATAAAAGGTGGAAATACTCTTCCACCAGTTGCTCTACCGATCGGTAAGTTTCTTCTTGCCGTATCAATAACTTGTCTACCTGCTCTTTTAAGTTCAGGTGGTAATCTATTTAGTACGCCTCCTAATAAACCGCCAAAACCTGGACTAGGTTTAATATCTGGTAACTCACCAAATGATTTACCAACTGAGAAGTTGTTTACTTGGTCAATACCTAAGTTTCTCCAATTTCTATAGTTTAAAGTAATTGGTAATTTTACAATTTGGTCGTTTGATCCATATTCATAACTATAACTACCAATTGTTTGTGGATAACATTCATACAATCTTACCATATATGTAACTCTATCTCTATCATTATCAGATTCAAATGAACCTAATTGCATAATATCAACTGAGCCTGTGTATTCATCATAGTAATTCATATTGTGTGAGTTTAAATCAAAAATCATTTTCTGCCAAGTTTCAAAAAACATTCTTTGTCTTAAAAACTTGTCGCCATAAACCGATAATTCTACTGTGCCTGGAAAAGAATAAGCATAAGGCATTTCTCTTTTAGGACCATATATGTTAGAAGATTTTGTATTGATATCTCTACTAGGCATCTCAACACTATGGCACATCATGCCAACAGTTCTTGCCAATTCTTGTCCACCTATTACACCCACTCCTTGTTGTGCTGGTGGTACTATAGAAACTTCACTAGCTAAAGCTTCTTTATCTAAAACTATATTATTTGGAGTATTAAATCTAACTAAAAATCTATTAGGTCTAGCCATACCTTCACCCTCAGATACTTTAGCCATAATACGGCCTATTGTGCTTTCACTAGCACCAATACTTTTACCTGGAAGTTCACCAGCTCTTTTTAAAATACCACCTCTTGTCAAAGTGTTATCTCTAGGAAGACCAATTCTTATATCTTGGCCAAATATTCTAGTACCGCCTCTTAAAACTGCTATGACGTTATCCTCTCTTTCAGGCTACCGTCTAAATTCCAGTATTTACTTTGACCTCTTCTATTTCCGTGTTTCATGCCTTTTCCTAATCTTGCTTTGGACATTAATATTCTGTTTTCTAACTTATACATAGGGTTATTTATTCTTAAACTTGCACTTATCTTTGCCTTTTGTTCTGGTGTATTTGGTATGCCTTTATTCCAAGCTATTCGACCTTTTCTCTGTTCAGACATTTTCTTTTTCTGTTCAGGCGACCATCTATGTCCTAAAGCACCAACATTACCACCAGGGGCAATATTATATTCTGGTTTCAATGATTTTATTAAAGAAATCTCTTCGGATTTTTTTATTTTTTGCTTCTCTAACCTTCCTGGTTACTTGTTTTCAAATCATTGATAATCATTTAGTTAATAACCATTTAAAGGGTTCAATTTGGCGCACGTTCTCACGAAACCGCTCCTAATTGAAGTTTTCGGAACATGTTGTAGGTCAAATTCATTAGACCAATGACTGTCTCAGCTCTTTTTTGACCCACTTTTCGAAAATACATACTACCCATACTGTTCTCCATGAACCCAAACACATGCTCTACCCAGGCACGAGTGCTTGACTTTTCTTTATTTGATGATTTTTGATCTTCTGATAGGGGCTTGTTTTTATAACCCTTTTCATGAATTTGATCAATAACCTCATACTTTTCCAAGGTCTCTTCTTGCCCTACATAGGCACTATCGGCGTAGAGTGCCTCTCCTTTGTCCTTGTCCGTTAACAGTGTATCAAGAGCCTGAGAGTCATGTACAGAGGCACTGGTAACAACATAATCGGTAACAAATTTACTCTTGCCATCAACCTTTGCATGATTCTTATACCCATAAAAAAGTTTCATTATTCTTTTTGTCCAGCGAGCATCAATATCCTTTTGAGCAAGTTTGTTTGGTTGATCTTTCCATGATTCAGGCGCAGTTCCCTCTTCTTTGATGTGTGCATTATCCTTGCGGTTATTACGCTGACGAGGAGCTTCAACAAAGGGAAGCATCAATGATTTTACCTTCCATTTACGATCAGACCTAGTTGAAGCAGATGTTGTTCAAATAGATCAAAGAGTTCTTTTACCAAATTAAGGTCG